AAAAAATGGAAAAGAAGAACTAATTAATGCTCCAAAAACAATTGAAAGACTTGAAGAAATAAGTACATTAAGAAATATACAAAGAAAAATAGATGAAGAAGAAAATGACGATAAACTTAAAATTTCAAATGAAGAAATGTCATTAGATTCTCTAGACATTCAGATAATGGGTCAACCGGAAGTAAATTTAAATACAGATATTGTGTTAGATGATATTGATATTTTAACTTAAATATGAGATATTGATATTTAAAAATTTTTATGCGTTATTTAAAATTAAGAAAACTAAAAATATATTGTAATATGAATAATATATTTTTAGTAGCTGGAATTATATCTGTAATTTTTTTTATTGCTAAATTTTTAGAAATGAGATATATTAATAACGAGCCAAAACCTTTAAAATTGTTAATTAGAGATTCTTTGTTAGTTTATGTTAGTGTTGTAATTGGTAGTTTTATATTAGAACAGTTAAAACCAGTGATTGATGACATAGTTATTCATGAAACTCCATTAGCGTTTACAGATAATCCTCCTTTTTAACGCCCAGTCCACACTTTAACAACTAATTTTACAAGTTTTCCTCGTTTCAAATCATTGCTATAATCATCATAATTATAAGTAAACGCATTAGGAAACTTAAAAATGTTTCCAAAAAGTGATTGAATTTGAAGTAATTTTGGATATTCTTCACAAAAAAGTAGTCCTAAAATTCTTTCTAAAGAACAACGATCTGTTCTATTGTAAATTGAATGTGCTAAATTAGTAATGTTATATTTATATTGTAACATTTCTAAAAAATGTAATTTTATATAACACTGACATCCAAAACATATATTAAAGTTTGCATTTGTATCTGTAAATTTAAAATGAATAACATTTTCTTCTTTTGTATTAATTTTTCTAATTAAATTATGTTTATTAGATAATGTAGATGCTATACGCAATATATTATATTGATTTTCATTATCATATTTACAATGCCAAAATGGTAGTACTGACATTTTAAATTTGGAAAAATCTATTCTTTTGTGAATAAATAAACTATCGTGTATAATTATAGCATTTTGAAACCATTTATATTTTAAATAATAAATAAAAGGCAGTAATTCGCCTCGTCCTGGATATTCTGATTGAATTATTGTTAAATTAGTATATTCAAAATCGGGTTTAATAAATTCTACATTACTATTATCATCAATAATTATAATTTGTTTAAACGGATAAAATGTTCTAATTAGTTTAACACATTGGTTCCAGTATAAATTTGTTTTTTCTGAATTAACATGTCTTGTAATAATAAATCCATAGTTTGACATAAGATTTATTATAATAAGAGATAATAATTGTCTAAATATAACAAGGTAAGTCATCTATATTAATAATAATTTCATTTTTAACAATATGTTTGTTTAAAACTAAAAATTTGCTAAATTCTTTGCGTTCTAATTGTGCTTGAGGAGTATGATTGTGAACACATCGTGCAATCATTTTATATAATTTAAAATCAGGATAACGTTCAACCCCATTATTTTTATATAAAACGTTAATTCCATTATCATCAATGCACCATTCAACTATTAATTTAACTAAAGGAGAACATTCATTTAAATTTTTAATTGTATCAAAATTATCAACAATATAATCAAAAATAGAGCATGCTAATCTACATAAATCAAAACTAAAATTAGGTTCTAACCTAGGTTTTTTATCATTAACATATGGTTCTGTATTATATTGTGTAGCAGCATCTCCTCCACTTTGAAAACTATCACTACAAAATAATTTTCCATTTAATTTATATATAGCTCTTCCAAAATCAATTAATTTATATAATTTTCCAAATGTTGGAACCTTATATGTTTTTTTCTTATAAGTATAATATATAAATTTTTTGTTAGTTGGAATGTACATAATATTATTAGTATGAAGATCATTATGAGTAAATGAAAACATTTTTTGATAAGTAATTAAAATCATTATAATTTGCATTAATGCGGAAAACCATTCTTCCTCATTTAAAGATTCGTTAATAATTAAATCATCAAATGTATTTTCACAATTTTCCATACATATAACTTGAACTGGAAATTTTGGAAATGTTAGTATTATAGATTCTTCTTCTTCATCATCGTCATCTTCTTCATCTTCTTCATCTTCTTCATCATCGTCTTCTTCTGTGCCTTCGGCATCATCGTCTTCTTTTGTGCCTTCGGCATCATCGACATCTTCATCCTGATTATTATTTTTAAAAGTATTAGTATTATCATCTTCTTCTGTGCCTTCGGTATCATCCAAATCATTATCATTAGTATGAGATGTTCTAGATGAACAAGTAGTTCCAGATTTAAGAGTGTTAGATTTATGTTGATTAGAAACATCAAAACAATTAGAATCGGTAATATCTATTAAGTCAATTCCAATTGTTTTAATATCTTCAAGAGATAATGTGTCGCAAAAAATATTTTCAAATATATTATCATCAATAGATTGAACAGATAATACAGATTTTAAACTGGATGAAATTTTTAAAGGTTGTAATTTGTTAACTTCATCATGACTAATTAAATGGGAGTAATCTTCAACTTTAAATAATTTGTTTTGTTGTTTATTAAAAAAATCAGATTTAACTAAATAATCTAGGTCATCGATAATATTAATATTATAATCATTTTTAATAGCTAAGAAAGACCCATAATAATCAAGTCCGTGTATAAATTTATGTTCATGTAAAATTTTGCTTGTTAAAAATGAAAAAAATCCATCAATAAATGAAGAATTATTATAATCGTTAATTTTAGGATGAACTTTACTATTTTTGTCAAATGATGGTAAATTAAATAATTGAGTATCATTATAATTATATTTTCCAACTAAATATTTGAATGGGTCCAATAATGGTGCCATTTTAATAAAAACTTTTTGTGTAGCAGACATATCATCGTCCTCAGAAATATGTTTAAGTTTGCAAGTAAATATATGTTCACTATCCTCATTTTTATTTTGTAAATCTTTAATATCAGATATAGCCCATTGATGATTTAAATTAATAGAATTCCAATTAGTAGAATTTAATGAAAAAAATCTATCATAAATGGGTATATAATTTTGAGCATCTGTAAGATTAATTTTCTTGTTAGTTTGAAACTTGTTAAACAAGTTAATATTCTTTCTCTTTTGGTAATTTACTGAAAGCGTCATTTGTCAATAAAAATATTAAATTAAATTATATTTAACTTATTATTTGAGAATATCCTTAATATTTACAAATAAACAAACAATTTAATTTATAAAATTCGTTAATATAAAATGTTTTATATGTCTAATATAAATATATGAATTTAGAGTTAAAAAGATTTGATATGAAAAATATTACTTTTAAGCCAAATGAATCCAAAGGTCCAGTTATAGTATTAATAGGAAGGCGTGATACCGGTAAATCTTTTTTAGTCAGAGATTTGCTCTATTATCATCAGGATATTCCTATTGGAACAGTCATTTCGGGAACAGAAGAAGGCAACGGATTTTACGGAAAAATGGTGCCAAAATTGTTTATTCATAATGAATACAATACTGCAATTATTGAAAATATTTTAAAAAGACAAAGAGGTGTTTTAAAACAAATTAGAAAAGAAATAGAAACATTTAGACGAAGCACTATTGACCCAAGAACATTTGTAATTTTAGATGATTGTCTTTATGATAATACATGGGCTAGGGATAAAATGATGCGACTCCTCTTTATGAATGGTAGACATTGGAAGGTCATGTTACTCATCACAATGCAATATCCTTTAGGCATACCTCCTACGCTCAGAACTAACATTGATTATGTATTTATTTTAAGAGAACCATATATTGCTAATAGAAAGCGTATTTATGAGAATTACGCTGGTATGTTTCCTACATTTGAATCGTTTTGTCAGGTGATGGACCAATGTACTGAGAATTTTGAGTGCTTGGTTATCAATAATAACTCAAAATCTAATAAATTACAAGACCAAGTATTTTGGTACAAGGCAGATGAGCATAATGATTTTAGATTAGGATCAAAGGAATTTTGGGAATTATCTAAACAAATCAACGATGATGAAGACGATGGAGAACAATATGACCCAAATAATGTCAAAAAACGTGGTCAAGGACCTAAAATAGCAGTAAAAAAGAGCAAATGGTAATAAAATTATAAATGGTTGCTCCGAATACATGCGAAGCAAAGGGAGTTCATAGTATGAACATCCTAGTTACACCCTTTTTAAAGTTTCTTATATAAAATAAATATTTTGCTTTCCCATGTGGGAAGGCAAAACATATACACTAAAGAAGGTCACAAAAATTAAATATATTTTAAGCATTTACAATGCTTCTAATATTGTTTTTTTTTATTAAAAGCAAAAGCAATATAAAGACATATTCAT